AACGCATGAGACTCCTGGGAGGTGCGGGGCGCGAGTGTTAGAGAGGTGTGACTTGAAGAAATCGATTATTGAAGAAACCTGCGGTGAGAGTGCAGCCGTATTGCATCTTGAATGTGTGAAGACCTTGAGCCAATCCAGTCAGCACTACGGTCGCCGATTGACTCGCTCCGGTTTGTAACTGAGCAGTTGACGAATATGCGTAAGTTTGCAAGATGTAGGCAAGCGATCCGGTTGGCGTTGCGCTATCAATACTGACCCCTACATATGCGGTGCTATTGAGCCCAAGGCCGTTGTAGATATTTGCCGAACAGGTCAAAAGAACTTTGCCCGAAGATCCTACGTTGATGGAGACGGTTGGGCCTGTCGTGGCGAGTTCGTTGTATCCGGTAGAAAATGTGGATTCGGCATAAGTTGTGACAACCGAAGCGTAACCAACAGCTAGCGGTCGGTTTTCAAGGTTTCGAAGACGGTCGTCCAAGTCCTTGAGCGTCTTGGCCATGTCGTTTTCCACGTTGTAGTTGGGCATCAAAACTCCTAGGTCGATGGAGGCGTGTTGAACGTCAACTTCTGCGTGGCAATTCCTGAGTCTGGAACGCTCACATCTGATGAGACAACTCGCCAGTAAGAGTCGGATCCATTCGGGAATCGTTCGTCAGCGTCAATGATCCAACGAACGTCNTCGCCAACGATGTAGTCACCCAAAGCCATGGATGGATAGTCGATTGGGATCGTCACGCTTGGCGTGGCCACTGCGAGTCGATAGAGAGCAAGGTCATATCTGCTCATGTACGTCAAAACTACGGGGTCAGTGACGTTTGATTTGTTGATGACCTTTTCGAGAAGCGGATAGCCGCCAGGACCAATGAGGCCAGCATCTTGGGCAATTTGCTGATAGACGCCCTGGCCGCCTGTCTCAGTGATCTTGTTGCCAATGGCGGTACCGTCTTCTGGGTAGTCGTAGTCCATCGCTCCTGAGCTGTTGATTGTCAGGCCGGTAGATCCTGCGATGCGTCCTCGACGTGGCCACCAAAAGTTCAACGTCAGGGCAGGTAAGCCACTTGAGTTGTAAGCGGCATCAAGGGAGAAGTCAAAGCCCGTCAAATAAGGAAGCGAAGAGAGCTGCGTGACGATCTGGTCAACCGTTTGGTTTTGAGAGATCGGTAGCGAGGGCGAGACGTAAGCGGCAGAGGGAGTAAGACCATTGCCTGTGATGGCAATACCCACGCCACCCGTGGCGGTCGTGCCACCAATTGAGAAAGCCCCAAGTGCGTCGTAGACCACCTGGGCGCTAATGAGCACAGGGTCGGCGGGGTTGGCTGACCAATAGGTTGGCGCTCCTGCACCTCGACCAAAGTTGATCGTCGGCGGGACGGTGTAGTCGTTGGCCTGGATGCGGTGAGCAAAGTACGACCACGTTTCCTGGCCGCCGATGCTGAGCGTGCCGGTTGAGCGTGAGAATTGGCGAGTCCAGATAATGCCACCCCACACGATCGTGCCGTTGAGGTCGACGTAGAGGGCCGTCTTGCCAGGGGTCGTCATGGTCGATGGGTCTAGTGCGGTGACCCTGGGGTCTTTGACGTTGATTGATCCCGAAAAACTTCCCTGCGTGTTCAGAGCCTTTGAGAACGAAACCCCTTTGAAGGGAAGGGTGCCTAGGAATGTGTGAGTGACGAGATCATAAAGTTTGTACGTCCACGCATTGGTGGCCATGCTTTAGATGCTGACGAGCGTCAGGCCGAGTGATACTTGGCCCGCAACTGTGTTGACCGCAGCACTGAAATTAAAGGCATTCAAAGTTGCAGCGGAACCAGCGGCAAAGTAAGCCATGTCTGAAATCTGATGTTGTACTGAAGTGTTCTCTGATGTATAAGCGTTAAGACTTGAGCCTGTAACACTTAACCAAATGTTTGAACTTGTTGCAAGGGTGACGTTTGCGTTTATTTGGTAGTAGCCCGCATAAGGCACAAGAATCGTATTTCCTGATCTTGTAAATTGACCGCCATTGTTGTACACCGCTGTATTTAAAGTGAGAATATTGTTGGTACTTGCACCAGTCAGTGCCTGCGCAGTGCTCATGTAAAATTTGCAAGTTGGGTTGACACGTAGCGGCAAGTTTGGTCGAGCGAAGATTCGGTTGTCTTGAACTTTTGCCGCTGCGATTGTGACCGCTAGAGCGTCAACCAGCACATAAGCAAGCACCAACGACGAAGCAGGAACAGCACCGGCACCCGTAAGATTTGCCAGTGTTGCACCGACCGTGGCGGTTCCCGTGACGACCGCTAACTTCCAAGCGTTCGTCGCACCGGCATAAGCGGCATCTTCGACCTGGGCGACGATGGTGTCGATGCGAGGGTTGGTCGCAGATGCGGCAGCGATCGAGAGCGTGACCGATGCGTCATTGAAGCAGTGGTACATGCCCTGGGCGGTGTTGGTTGTGCCAGGGATCCAGATGGAACCAGAAGCCACGAGGACGTTCATGGCCGCTGGGCTGTTTGCCGTGACCGCTAAGTCTCCAAGGGCCACCACTCCACCGGCAGTGTTCAGCACCGATCCGACAGCTCGTCGAAAAAGCTCAGCGCCATGAGCGCCAGTCTGCATTGAATAGGGTGGGTTTTGGACGGCCATGTGATCTCCTTAGAAGATGTAAGCGGATGCGTATTTGATGGACAGGGTGCCAGCCACGGCGGTGGCGTCAGTGCTTTGGAAGACGAGCGTGGAGTTTCCTGGGGCCAAGTTGAACCACTTGCTTCCTGCGACCAGGCTGCCAAGTCGAGTCGAGCCGACGGTCGTGCCAAAGGTTGTGTAGGTGGCACTTCTCAAGTCGGTGTCAATCACCAAGGTGTCACCAGTGGCCATCGTCAAGTTGAAGAGAAGCGTCTGGCCGGTCGTGTTATTTGAGACACTCGGGTTCGTGCAGGGGCCGGTGATTGTCAAGACGGGACGAGTCTCGTAATTTCCTGCGTTCGTCACGGTCGTCGTACCGCCAGAGGATCCCCCACCGAACGACACGTTGAATGAGACGTTGAAGGTCGCTCCCCCACCAGGGGTGCCAAGAGCGACTGAGGTGGTCGTAGGAGAGGCGTACCAACGTGGATCAGTCGAGTGGAACAGAAGCGACATGTTGGCCTTGGAGGCAATGGTCGTCTCAAGCGAAAAGGGAATGTCGCGTTTGCGAAGTCGAGACATTGTCGCCAGCGTGCCGATATTCGGGAAGGCGAACCAGAGAGGATATTCAGTGCCAGGATCAGAGACCGTCCGGTTGGTTGCCGTGGCCAGTGCCTTGATGGCGTTCTGAAGGCTCGTGCCGTCACTCTGGATGAACCCGTCAACCGTGAAGTCACGGCCTGAGTAGTAGTCGTAGCCGATGAACTCGCCTTGATCTCTTGGGCGAAAGTCATCGCCTGAGTTCATGTTCGGTTGGCCGAGGCCGTTGATCGCAGTGATCGAGTACGGCGTCGATGGGCCGAGCGTGAGGCCCTGGTAGGACATCTGCCATGCGGTCAATGAGGGTGCCGAGGTAGTTGGGAAGGACATTAGGCCACCATCGTTTTCATTGCCCAAGCAACCTCAGCTGCGATGGCGTTCGGGTCGGCCTGGCTTTGAACGTAGACGTTGATCGTCGAGCCCATCGAGTGTTTGCCGTCGAGAGGGATGACCGCTTCTGGGTAGCCTGCTTCGCCAAGACGCATGATCTGGCCGCCAGGGGTGGCGGGGACGATGCCACCAAGGGCCATGTTCGGGATCTTGAAAGAATTACCTCCAACAAAGGGAACCCATTTTGGAACAGTAAACCCAAAGCCACCGACCGTATTGTTCCAGGCTCGTTTGATGGTATCGAAGGCTGCGATAAACGGCCACGAGATGACGGCGGCAATGCCAGAGAAAACTGCCTTGATTGAACCACCAAACGTCTGCCAGAAAATCGTCATCTCCGCAACGACCATGTAGGCAATGTTTTTGAGCCAGATGAACGCACTGACCAGTGGATTGACAAAGTTGTCGTAGATCTGATGCCAGGTACGAATCAAAGAGTTTCGACATTCATCCCAATAAACAGCGACAAACAATGCCAGCCCAAGCATGGGGAACAGTACGCCGATTGCAATGAGGACAGCAGTGCCCCAATCGCTTTTCAGGAAATCAGAAACCTTTTTCCAATACTTGATGAGAACAATCAGGCCTGCCACCATAAGAACGAAACCAAGAATCACCAAGCCAACGGGGTTGGCATAAAGTTCAATATTGACGGCGATGATGCTGCCCGCCCACGCCATAAATGCACCAACCAACAAAATTCCAACAACACCAATCATGATGTCAAAGGCAACCTTATGCTTTGTGAACCAATCAACCAATTTTCCAAACCAGTCAATAACCGTTTGAAGCATAGGAATAAGTTTTTCGCCAAGCTTGGCGGCCATGTCGGTGACTTTGGCTTTTGTCGCTTCCATCTTTCCGCCAAAGGTGTCAGCAGCGGTAGCCGCTTGACCACCAAAGCGGTCGTTCAAGATTTTCATAACTGCGTTGGCTTTTTCGACAGGGTCTTTGATCTTGAGAACTTCCTGCGGCAACACAATTCCCATGCGCTTTGCGGCCGTGACGTTTCCGCCCATGGTCTTAGCCATCAGGCCGGTAGCGGTGTCGAGGTCGATGTGTCTTGCGCGGGCGATATCGGCGGCGGTGCCCATTGCCTTGAAGGATCCATCGACGTTGCCGGTAGCACTGACAAGACGCTGTAGGGCATCTTCAGTCTGGGCATTGGTGTAGCCGTACTTTTCAAACTTCCCATTCAAGGTGTCGATCTGGCCTTGGTACTTTTCGGTCGTCGTGCCGGTGTTCTTGAACGCACGACCCAGGGCGGCCTGAGTGTCTTCAAGTTTGCTTCCCGCAACGACTGAATAAACGCCAACTCCGACAGCTGCGGTAGCAATGGCCTTGAAAGCCATCGATCCTGCTTTGCTCAATTTTTGAAAGTTAGAAGAGCCAGCCTTTTCAAGTTTGCCCATCTGGGCTTGAACCTGATCGATTTTGGCGGTGAACTGAGAAGTATCCGCACGAAGTACCGCAATGACGTCTGAGAGTGCCATTATCCCCGCGCTTTCTCGTATGCCTTTTGATAGGCGTCTTCAAATATCTTTCGAGCGACAGCGCCGTCGCCTGCCCGAACGCCTGTCTGCATGAATCCATAGAGTTCGTTGGCTTGTCCTCGATAGAGTTGAACTCCACGGGTTTGGCCTTTGGACTTGCCATGGCGAGTGACCGCAGTGCCAGCCTTCTTTCGACCAAAGGGGCCGACCTTCATTGAGTAGTCGCCCGTTCCAATCTTTGTCACTCGACGAGAGTTGGTGATCGACTTCTTGAGGTTTCCAGATTCAGCCTGGGCCCGTGGGTCTGTTCCATTGCTCATGTTCAGTCTGCCTGGATAGACCGGCGATTCTTTCTTAGCCACTCGACCAATGAATCGACCGGTTGCCCGCAGGGCATAAAGAGTGGCTTTGTCCGTGGCTTTGACCAGTTCTTTGTTGTGCTCAACGAAACCCTTTGTCATCAAGTCCCACTCAAATCCATCGCCCATGCCAAAACTCCTAGGTCTTATTCATCTCTTCAAGGTGATGGGCCATGAGGTTCAAGAACCCTGGGGGCAATTCAGGATCCAAGAGGGCCATGGGCGGTATCTGTGTGGCCACAGAAAGACGAGCTACGAAAGAGGTGAAGGAGTCTTCTCTAAAGGGACTTCCTCTTCCTCTGCCTCGACGCTCACAACATCATTGAGCCAGTCGTCAAAAGGCTTGACGACTTGTCCGGCGACGTGTTCAGCGTCCCAGGCGAGCCAATAGATGTATTCCATTTTGTTGTCAGTAGCAATCGCACCGAGGCCGATTTTGAACTTGCGCTCAAAGGCGACGATGGTCTTGGGCAGGATTGCGAGCGTGGCCTTTTCTCCGTTGGTGTGTTCAACGATCACGCTCATTGATGCGGCCATTAGACAATGGCTTTCGTGATTGCGCCACTTACCGGCCAGGTCACGTTCGCCTGAAGAAGGGCACCGACTTTTCCATCCAACGGCGTCCATTCCGTCACGAGAACCGTGAAGGTGTAGGCGGGGTTGACGCTTGACGTTGCACTATTCAAGGGCTTCACTGAGATCGAAGTTGTCGTGCCGATCAATGGGAAGATTGTTGCTTCGACGCTTGAGCTAGCGAAGTCTTGCTGGAAGGAAAGGGTGACGCTGTGGTCGCCAAGTCCTGAGACGCGAGTCTTCGAGGTCGATCCAAATGCGGTCGTGTCAACATCGGCGAACTTTTCGTCAATCTTGATCGTGTCGATGTGGTTTGTCAGGTCAACTGAGTTGATGACAATGGATGGGTTTGTTATTACGGTAACGGCCATTAGCCATCTCCTTTGGTTTCGGTGGCCGACTTGGCCTTGGCTGAACTGGAACTTTCATTTGGGACGAGATGTCCTGCTTCGACGAGGGCGTCAATGTTGCAACCTTCAAGGTCGCTCTCAGTGACGGTCGAACCAAGAGAAGCGGGAACGAATATGTCTGAACTCACTGTGTAGGCCATGAATCTCCTAGGCGTGGACGGTGACGTTGAATGGGCAAGATAAATAGACAACGCCTGATTGGTCAATGTTCACTGGCGCTGGCGGGCCTGCTTTGTCGACATAGGTGGTCGAGACGACTCCCCCAAGCGTGGGGTCTGCTTCGATTGCAGCTCGAATCGAGTTGGTGCCACTTTGAGACATGTAGTCCTCAAGCAAGCTGATGCCTGCTCGATCGCTGGCTCGAGATACGACGACGAACACGGTGAAGGTATGGGTCACATTGCCGTTGGCAAACGCTCCGTGATATTCAACCGTGTCAATCGAGACCATGGCCGCTGGCGGAGTGAACGAGTCAGGCAAATAAGGAAAAGTCTGAAGACCGCTAATCGTTTTGAGGGACGTTTCAAGAGCTGCGGCGATCGTCGAAACGCTCGGAGTGCTCATGCGATGAGAACAGGTTCTTCTCGATACGGCGTGAGAAGAAGTTCTGCGGTGGGGTGAAGTGCGTTCTTCATACGAACGATGCCAGTCTCAGCGAACGGCGTTGCACCAAAGGGCGTGTCGTCAGCGCGAAACAGCGAGATGGATTGGACGATGGCCGCTTTGACAACCTGTGGAGGAATTGCGGCCCATCCCCATTTGGCGGTGATCTGAACGAGCGCCTGGACATAGGGCTTGGGATAGGAGACGCCACCCCAGACGGGAAAGAAGAGAGATTGAATTGCTCGTATCTTTGTGACGGGCCAACCCTCTAAACCCTGCATGATGTTATTGATCGGCTCGGTCTGATAATCAGATGCGCTCCAAGTGAGACCAAATGTGCCATCACCGGCGGGGTCGGTTTTGACAATTAAGCCAACGGTCGTTGAAATATCATCAGTTTCGCAAAGCCAAGGATCGTTTGAAACAAACTTTCGAGTAGAGACGGTTGAGTCTTGCCAAAAGCGACGGTTGCAGCGGGCTTCAATAAGCCGAGACGCAGCGTCGATAGCCAGCGAGATGCGGTCATCGTTCGTGGTGTCAGTAATATTTAATGCCGATTTCACGTCAGCGAGGGTGCATAGACCGTGGGTAATGCTGTAGGCCATCTCAATCCTCTCGGGTGTGGTAACGAATAGCAGTCCATGGGTTCGCCATGACCTGATGATGTGGAAAAAAATCGGGGCAAAAATTCATGCGTCGACAAACAACCGGAAGACTCAATTGGTCTTGGTACGTCCAGTGGTCAATCTCGTCGGCCCAGCCGTTCATCACGTCTGCGACCCGTTTGGTGTTACGTCTTGCCAGGGTTCCACAGGCGAAGAGTCCCCACTGCTTGGGGTGTCCTTCAGCGCGATAGGAATCGACCTGGTCTTGAATTGGTAGACCTCGATATTTTTCAAGAACGATGGAAGCCTCAGCTTCTTCGTAGATGCAATTTCGCCAGGGGTGCTCATAAAGAGCGAACCCACTTTCACCAATGGCGGCGAGCGC